TCAGAAAAAGGCCATTTCTGGCGTCCAACTATCACTATCATAGATGGTTTTATGCTCACCGGCGGCAGCTCTAGATACGGCCATCCATGCGGCTACTGCCCCATCAATCCGGTCAGTTGATTTACCCTTGTGCATGGTGCGATTGCCTGCGCTGTCGGTGTGGATAGCCACATTACCAAAACACCAACGCAAGACTGGATGACCACCATGTAGGAAACGGTGAGAGAGAATCACCCTTTCAAGCTCATTAAGGGCTGGAGATTGTGTTACCCATCCTTGGCGAATGGTCACTACTGGAAAACCATCATCCATCAGGGGAGCCATAACCGGCTGCGCATAGGCAGGGTCAAAGCCAATCTCACGCACGTCAAAGCGTGCGGCTAAATTCCTGATGCATTGTTCAACCGCACGGTAATCAATGACATTGCCGTCTGTAGGCTGAATAAAACCTTCCTGCGCCCATTGTGGATAAGGAACGCCATCACGGTCAGCCCTTGCCCGTAAGTTATCATCTGGGACAAAAAAGAAGGGCAGGATATGATAATTGTCATCCTCATCAACCACACAAGCCACCACAGCGGTTAAGTCAGTCGTTGAAGACATATCCACACCAATCCAGCAGGGCGCACCTTCTGGTATTTCTACTGCTGTGGCAGTCTGGTCATATATATTCATGTCAATGAAAGGATCGGTGGAATTGTCCAGCCAGATATTCAAATTCAACTGCCTGAAGCTTTCACGATCACCGGGTCTATTTTCTGCCTCACGGGCAAATTGACGCAAGCCATCCAAATCAGGATAACCATGTTTTAGACCAGGATTAACCGCATGCCAAATCTCTTCATCACGCCAGTCACAATCATGCGGAGCCTCAAAGAGGATTGGTAAGGTTGCCGGATCGTTAATCTCTCCCAAAGCAACTTTCTTGGCATAGGCAAATGTTTCAAAGGCAATATTCTCCTGCCCGCGTCCGGCTGTGGTGATGATGACATTGAGGGAGCCAGCAGTTTTCAGCAATCCAGTCTTGAGAGCTTCCCACAAATCACGCTTCGGCCATGAATGAAGCTCATCCATCAAGGTAAAGGTTGGGGTGCGTCCATGCTGGGTCTTGGCATCTGCACTAATAGCTTCCAATACACAACCACTGCGCTTGTCTGTCAGGCGATTGCGGTAATCCTGCGCATCCACCAAGGGAATAAGACGCCTATCCTCACGAATGATGCCTGAAGCCTCCTCAAAGGCAATGCGTGCCTGCTTGCGGTCAGCAGCCGCACAAATAACCTGACCGCTTGGTGAGCGTTCTGGTCCGATTGTATGTAGCAGGGTTAACGCTGCCCCCAATGCGGTTTTACGGTTACCACGTGGAATCATGGCAAATACCGTTTTGACAATGCGGGTACCATCCTTGTGGCGTGGGGCATAGATGCGCCGTACAATACGTTCCTGCCAAGGATCAAGGGTAAATGCCTTGCCCTTATCGTGACTCTTTGGATGGCGCAAATGGCGGATAAAATTAACCGCCCTTTCTCCATAACCAAGGGGGTCATCTATCGGCGTGTCATCATACACCCAAGTAGGATAAGTTTTAGGTAACTCAATCATCCAAGAAAATCCAAATCATCACCAGCCGTTTCACCCCGTACAGATGGACGGGAACGGGAAACCGGTGTTAGTCCCAATTCAGCAGCCAGCAATCTAGCCCGTGTCATAGCATCGGCCTGAATACCAACAGCAGGGTTTCTTTTTGGGGTACCATCAATCTCAATCACATGTCCTTGACTTTGCAAAAGCCGTTCCATCTCACGGATTTGACCAATGGCCGTGCAATAATTCTCAAGACTGCCTAAATCACCAGTGGTGAGAATACGTCTTTCAATCAGGACAGGAACAACCCGCCGCCATTCCTTTTTAGCCTCACTTGATAACCATGAAGGAGCAGAAGGTGCCTTATTGATAGCCCCATTATCGACAACCAGACGCGGTTTAAGGCCTCGCACGTTACCAACTCCAATCTCTATATTCACGGATAATATCATTTACCATCATGGGCATTTGCGTTGATATGGTGCCAGTAACAGCAACCTCACGGTGCTCATACCAATATGCCGCCAATTGGCAGACGGCCACAATCAGAGCAGGCGGCACCTTGTTCTCTGGTTTATCATTGGGGAAACGTTCTTCAATTCTATAGCCAAGCAGCCCTTCGATATGGTCTTGCGCCCCATCCAGTAGCCGCGTAATTTCCGCATCATCATCATCAAAATCAACGTGCAAATGTTCTTTTAAGGTAGAAATATCAGTAATCATAAGCAAATCCCTTAAAAATCCTATTTAGGAAAAATCTCGCGCTGTGGGGCGCGCTGTGGTCTAGCCGTCTCAAGGAAGTTCCGAACTACCCCCCCCTTTCATACCTTCCAAACGGATCGTTTCCTTTATCATTCACCAGCATCATCTTTAACGACATCATTGCGCCACTCTTCACCCCCTTTTCTTCTTCCTACCAAAGCCACCTTCCTCCCGTGCTGCCTTACGGCTGTTACAGGCAATGCAGATTGGCCGCCAATTGGCACGATCCCAGAACAAACCATTATCACCCTTATGGGCAATGATATGGTCAACAGCCGTGGCGGGCGCACCACACACGGCACAACAACGATTTTCAGGCAAAGATAAAAAAGCTTTAGATGCTATGCGCCATTGATGAGAATAACCACGTTGCGCTGCTGATGGACGCTGCTTGTTTGCTTGTGCATTACGGATACGCTGTCGCCTTACCGCCTCCTCCCTTTGCTTCCGTTGGCAAGGACATAAGCTACCTGCTGCTACCGAATATCCACATCCACAAATTGATGGTGGCTTGATGGGCATCTTAAATCTTTTCCTCTCTCTCAATAAATTGAACATTTGCGCCATTTGCACCCTGCAACGAAATGCGTTTTTATTCCTATATCTAGTTTTTGCGGTGTAACAGGTGTAACAGGTGTAACAAAATTTTATTTTAACAAAATTTTTGTTACACCTTGTGGTGTAACACCGGTGTAACAAGGTGTAACAAACGCCGTTTTTTCATGATAAATATCAATTATAATATTAATATTTATCAATTCTTGCAACCGCATATTTACTAATATATAATATACGGATTGAATATTTGCGCCATTCCGCCGCAAAATTTTACGTTAGCTTCAGCTTCTTCAACCGGTCAGGATTGGTGACATCACCTCCCACACGACGACGGGCATGGAAGCGGGTCATTCCCTTCGTTGCCAATGTGTAAGGGTCAACAAGAATTTCAAAGCCGATACGATCCATAATGCGGTAACCGGAGAGATCGCCAAAAAGAATGGGCGTTTTATTCTTGGCAGGGTCTGGCATATCTACTGCCTCCACCACAGGACGACCTAACAGGGTGCCAGGCTGCCCCTCTCTGATAGACTCCTGCCAGATATAGGCACCATGGCTGTCCTTCATCTTGCGCACCGCCGCCAGCGTATTCCGGTTCATGACAAAGGTGCCATTTTGCGCATGGAAAGTAGGCAATGAATAAAACAGGTCAATGATGGTATCTGCATTCAAGGCAGCCGACGTCACCTCCTTAATCTGCGTTGACGTCAACAATCCTACCGGCTGGCCTGTCCCCGTGCCATTAATAAAAGCCGTCCCTTCAGTAATGGCAAAGCTCTCGGCTAAATCGCTTTGTAATTCGGCTTCCAGATTATAGGCGTTGTCTTCCAGTAACTGGCGGGATATATCCGTATAGGTTGCCATCTCATAAGGTTTAATTGAAACCTGCTCATATTTTGGTTCTGAAGCGGTTCGATCCTCAATCTCGCCAACCCATACGGCCTTTGTTGAGTCCTTACGGCGCGGCCAGATAATTTCTGCCCCCGACATCGCCTTAACATTGGCATATTGGCGGATAGGTGAAAGCTCACGCAACAGCTTGATAATCTCATCACCAAATGTTTGTGGTGCCAAATAACCCGCCTGCGCCGCATCACCAAGGGTTAACGCCTTACGTTCCTCCTCGCCTAATGCTTCCTTGCCCAGCCGCAAATAAGTACCAAAAGCCTTGACTTCTAGCCCCTTTTCTTGTGTGGCTACATCATCCACCTTTGGCCGGTTACCTTGTGCTTCCAGCTTGTCAAGCCTGCCGGTAAGTGTCTTGACTGTTTCGCCCACTCCATCAATCTTGGTGTCAAGCTTCGCCAAAACATCCGTATCAGTTTTGTTATTATTGTCTTTTTTTTCCATTTTATTCACCTTTCTGCCATCTATGGCTTTTGCATGTGTGATTTGTGCCCCTGGATGAGCGGGAACCGCCACAACCGATATTTCCACCAGTTGTAGATTTGAGATGATACGCCCGCCGCCTGCTCTGCTTGTGGCCTTATCAACCACAAAACCAATGGAGAGGCCACGAACCGCCTTTTGCTTAATCAGGGCATGGATTTCACGGGCGCGGGCAATATCCTCAAGCAACAACCGCCCTTCAATATGCAGCCCATCCTCTTTCTCCTCTACCTTCTCCCAAAGCCCAACCGTTTCTTCCTGATTGTGAAAAGCCAGCATCGGCAAGGGCAATTCCACATTGGCAAAAGCTCCCTTTTCAATAATGTCACCAACGCGGTCAGGCTCACCAAACGGCCAAGCAATACCGGCCAGTTTCCCCGCCTCATCAACAGAAAAAGCCGCCTTTATTTCAATGCGATTTGTCATCATTATTGACTCCCTTTTGTGGGTTAATATGCGGGTTAGCAAATGTCTCCCCACCCTCATAAGGGGCTAAATCAAGCCAACTTCTCCCCTCATTGGGGTTAAGGACATGTGCACTAATCAGGCTGGAAATTGCCGTTGCCCGCTCGGTCAGGCTGGCACGGGTTAAATCATCCCTATCAAACAGGATGCGGAAAAAGGCGCGTTCGGGTGGGGAAAACAAGGCACGGCTCAAAATGGCTTCCAGAACCTTTAACCATGGTTCAAGGCAATAGGTCAGGAACTCACGCCCCATCTGCTCGGCATTGCTCCATGTTGCCCTGTCCAAATCACCCAGCATGGAGGCTGGAATGCCAAAGGCGCGGGCAATCTCAAGGATTTGAAACTTGCGGTTTTCCAGAAACTGTGCATCGGTGGAAGATAACGCCATTTGATTATATTTCGCCCCATTCCACAAAATGGCCGTGCGTCCGGTATTGGCTGCCCCTTCATAGGCCGCCTTCCAGCCATCACGCATCTTCTTCAATGCCTCATCCCCTATCTGGCCAGGCATTTCAATAACACCGCCTGGCTTAGCCCCATTGCGGAACAATTCATTAGCATGACCGGCCATAGTATAGGCGGTTGAAATCGCATCACGCGCCAATGTCAGCGGGCATTTGCCCAAACCGGCACGCAAATGAATAATGTCATGAGCGTTGATAATTTGCCCGTTCAGCCGATAAACCGGTTCACGGCTATTCTCATATGTGACGGCAAGGATACCGGGGATATAATGGATAATCTCGGCTGGCTTGCCATTTAATCGGTTAACCCACGCCATGCCACCGCTATCACGTGTCAGGGCTTCCGCCACCAAATCGCGGATAAATTCCGCCCCGCTTGTCCAGCCATTCACATCACCCGTTAAGAGTTGATAGGCTGAATGCTCTTTATCATCCACCTCACCCTTTGGTGTTTTGCGTACTACCCGAATGTCAAGGGAAGCCACAGCCTCGGAAATAAGCCGCACGGCTGCCGCAACGGCAGGCACCTGCAAGGCTGTTGCATTGGAAATAAAACCGGAAGCACTGCCCGTTAACAAAGCCAACAGTTCACTATCAGGATTTGCTAATGACTTTTGCTCTTGCCGGTTTGATTTTTTAGTAAAAGGCCAATATCTCATAAGATTAAAATTGGCCGATTATGCTTGAAATGCAAGCCTTATTCTTCTATCATAACATATTGTTTTTGCTTAGAAATTCCTAGAATTTCAGGCGTTTCTTTAAAGCCAGAACGTACACGAATATGCCAATCCCTGTTTTTGAGCGTTTTTGCGCTGAAATTGCCCCTAATGCTTTGAAACATATGAATAAATCGGGTTCGCGCTTTGGAATTCATGCGGCCAGTTGTTCTTGACCGTAAATTTCAAGCCGTGCCAACCTTTCTGCCTCAAGACGACAATAGCCGCCGTCATATTCCAAAATAGCTGCCCTCTCCTCAAAGGCAAAGTCGATATCATTCATCAGTATATCGGCTTGCGGTATTGTATCCTTGGTAAGGTGATTGCAGGCATCATAATTGGGCACAACCACTCCGATACGGGCAGAAAAATCAGCAAAGATAGTCAGATCAATCATTATTGACCACCAGTCTCGGTGCGGTTATTGGAGAGTGCTCACCATCCAAGATATTTGACGTGACAACATAGCAGCGTATCAGTTTGGGACAATTTGGCACCCGCTGCGGAATTGTGTATTTGCCTTGACTATCCTTTTCAAGATAACCGCGCTTGGCTAATGTCTGGGCAACCAGTTTAGGATCGTGTCCCTTGCAAACTTCATTCTTCCAGACCTCTGACAAAATGAGATATTCCATCGTATCATTTTCAAGCCTGCGGAACCCAGCGCGATTTTGAACCTTGAAATCGATAATTTCTCCATAACTATTCTTTGCCTCGCCACCGTCTCTCCCCATCAGCTCAAAGCGGGCATTGCCATGCTGCTCAATGAAAAGACGCACCGCAGCAAGGGCGGCCTTTTCCTCCGCCGATTCAACACCGCCGCGGCTCTTAATCCAGTCTGCAAAACACCGTGCCGCCGCCTTTGTTGCTTCTCCTGCTTGCCATGGCACCACGCCAAAAGCCGCCGCCATCTCACCACCAGCCGCCACGAGGGCAAAACGTGCCGCCACCCGTTTAACCTGCCCATCAGCGTTTGCGGGGCAATATTCGGCTACAAAATCCCGCAATGGTTTTGCTAATTCTCGTTCAATAGTCAATAAATCACTGCGGGTTAAAAGCTCAAGAAATTGACGCGATGCATGACCAAAATGCTTGACCGATACCTTCTTGATATGGGCAGCGAATTCGTTGGCCGATTTGAAGCCATGTAAATTCTCAAACATGCCAAGACCGGCCCCTGCATCAGCCGGAATGTCAACAATGCGTACTTCCTGCCCCGCTGCTGCCTTGCGTCCCTTGCCATCCTCGGCAATCTTGTCGGAAAGTGATAATTCACCCGTTGATAGAAACAGGACGTTCCAGCGGGCAGGTTTGCGGGCAGAGCCATCACGCCGCGCCCTGTTCTTGCCCTGCCCATTTGCCAGCATATACGCCACCTGCCCTATTTCATGGGGTGAAACTTGCCCCATTTCATCCAATAAAAGCAACGTATCGCAATGCATGGCAGCAACCCCCTCCAACCCGTTTGAAGTCGCCCGCCATGTCCGTGTATAATCACGACCACCCCAAACGGAAGCAGCCAATGCCAGCCCCGTTGTCTTGCCAATACTTGAGCCACCCCGCAAATGGAAGCCGCCACTTTCTTCCTTGACGATGGAAAGCAGCGGTGCAGCAAAGGCAGAAGAAATAGCAAAGACAAGGCGGGAATTGCCAACGGCATAGCGGGCAAGTTCATTTTGCCACTCTTCAAGAGAACCACCAACCTGATAAGGATCATCAACAAAATCATCACTTTGAAACAGAATGGTTTCTGATGCGTCTTGGGCAAAGGTCTCTTTGGGTAAAATGAAAGATTGATTTTTCCAACCAATGCGGTTGACGCAACGCGCCTTTTGTTTTGGCCGAGATGAAGTAATATATTCATAAAGTGCTTGTTTCGCATAAGTTGCCGGTGAAAGGACTAGCCCCATAGATAGAAGCCGCCCTATATATTCGCTTTTGTCTCCGGCCAGCATGGACATCGGCATAATCCATTTTTTTGTTATATAATCACGGTCTATTAACTGTAGCTGCTTTGCCCAATCTTCATTGTCATGACTACGCACATAGCTAAGAATTTCCAAAGGTGAACAAATCCATTTCCATATGATGCTAACATTGCCCTCTTTATCTGTTTTTGTAAAACGTTTCTCAACGCCATGTTCCGTCAATTTAAACGGGGATTTTGCCATTTCCTCCGGTTCGCCAGCAGCAATGCGCGCTGCCTCTTCGCGCTCTTGTGCGGTTTGATAGGGAAGAGTAAAGGCAGGATTTTCTTCCATTGAGGTTTTTACCCGCTCGGCCGTCCAGCCCTCATTATAAGCATCGGCCAAATCCCAACCCTTCGGCAATTCCTCCACATCGCGCAATTCTATATCATTTACGCCGTCCCCCTGCCAAACTAAAGAACCTAAACGTTTTGGCGATAGATATTCAATCTTTTCAGCTCCCGCTTCCCGCAAAAGCTCACAAATGCGATCACCAAACCTTTCCCCCGCCTCGTCATTGTCAGGCGCAATAATTACCCTGCGGCCAGATAAAGGGGAAAAGTCCGTTAGATGAGGGCTTTGCGCTCCGTGCATTGGCGTTGTTAGCACCATGTCAGGAAACAGCTTTTGCGCAAAATGCCACGTCTTTTCACCCTCGACAATCATCACCGGCTTGTCATGGTGTGCCATTATTTCAGGCAAATTCAAAAGCGGACGCGGGGTGGGGATACCTTTAGCCATCCAAAGCCTTCGCCCATTTTCTCTTTCGCAATAGGTTAACGGCAAAATCAGCTTCTTGGCTACACCCTTTTCCATATAGTCCCATCGAGCAACATAACCGTATAAATTGCCGCTGGCATCATGGTAAGGCCAAAGCCCACCAGGTTTGCCATATTTGCCATGACGGTAGCTATCAACAGGTTCCGCATCCTCCGGAGCTGGGATAAGTCTCTTTATCTTGTCATTAGGATCTGGCTTTATGGTTTTGGCCGTCCTTATTTCATCTTTTGTAAGTGGGGAAAACATATTATTCATCGGGAACTCCCAGCATTTTGTTTAAAGAATGGGCAGCGGCAATCTGGCTTATTCCCGCCAGATAAGCCGCCAGAGAAATCGGATCACCGCCCGTGTCACCGGTAGCAAAATCCGCCCATTTGCCGGTGCGGATATTGATACGGAAAGAACCGGCATGACGGTCATTGCGTTTAGGATTGTGGACTACATATTCATGGCCGATAATACGCCCACCCGGCAGCCATCGTTTAAGCAAGGCAGGCAACAGAGGAAGGGCAGCATGATTTATCTTTTTAAAATCAACCATAGCCTTACCTCACACCGTAAACAGAGCAGGCAGCACCGTGTGATATTGGTGCAACAGGACAGTGGGGAAAAGCGAGGAAAAGATAGATTGCAAAAGCGGCTTGATTTTATCCGTGCCTTTTGGTAAGAAGTATGAGTTCATTTTACTTATCCTATGACTATGAACATCTTGGGAAATGCAGCCCCGCCTTGGCGTCCACCTTGTGCGGGGTTCTGCTTTTGTGGATGGTTATTTTGCCCACCATCACCCCGCCCCATTGTGCGATGCTTGGGCATCGGATGAATGGCGTATAGGTTCCCCCAGCCTTTCCCTTGCCCATAAGTCAAGTTCCTCTTTGGGGTAAAGCGGCGTGCCGTTGCTATTGAACTTTTGATATTTCGGACCACCGCCAACAGAAACATATTTGGCTAAGGTGGACGGTGCTACCGTTATCCCATGGGCAAGCAGCAGATATTCCGATGCCTCCCATCGCCGCAACCGTGGCTTGCGTAAGGCTGAAGGCAGTTCGGGGGATGTGATTTGTTTATTCTTTTCCATGATGATACTCCTTGGAAGAAAAGGTTAATGATGGCTGGTTATTCAACCCAGCCGCTATTTTTTAAAGGCCATCCTCGATACACCCATTCCGTCAGTTCCTCGGGATGAAAACCAAGCTTGGTCACAACATGGTCAAATATCGGATTGATCTTTAAGACAAGAAAGCCATTCCAATCGGGATGAAATGCTGCAACCTTACTCAAAACATCCTCACCCTTCTTTTGTGGAACGGTCAAGAATTGTTCAGCCTTGACGATGAGCCATGTTGCCACGTCAAATAGGGACGCCTCATCGCCACCGACATAAGGAAAAGCGGGCAATCTCCGGCATCCATCCCTATCACTGGCGGAATGGGCAAACTGGTTGGCTGCCTTGAAGGCATTTTTTACATCACAACCAAGGTCGGTTAACTGCTTGACAAGGGTAAACACCATGATGTCATGGAAGCTAAATAACCGCCTGCCGGTAAAACGTTCTTTCATATCCTCCTGATCGCCCTTGTTGCCGATAACCAGCTTCCTTTGAAACCAATTTTGCAAACTGTTGTTGGTGATACCCGCCACGGTAAGAACCGTGCCTGTCGGGTATCTGGTTTCAAAAAGTTTCCTCAACTTAGCATCTTCTCGTATCATTTGACTGCCTTTTATACTCTCATGAAACTATAATACTCTCGCGAGTATATATGATATAAAAGTAATAGCAAGTCTTTTCTTGAAAATTCTCAAAAAAATTCATTATCCTATCCTGATAACTGTCCAAGACTCCGGCATTCACCGGAATCTTGGACGGCGAATCATTCATCAATGGGGCAACGAAGCCCGCTTATTTTCTGGCTAAAAGGTCGCTGATGGCTTTGCTGATGGTGTTGAAAAAGCCGACATACTGCCCATGAAAGCAATCATATTCAGGGCTTTGCTCGCCGTTCCTATTGGCCTTTGCCATCGCCATACCACCCAATTTCTCACAATGCGCCATCATGGATTGGACAATAAAGGTAAGGTCGGCATGAGGCGGTTTTGCATATCTTGATTGATAGAACTTCAACAGCTTGTTCGCCATTGCCTCCCCCACAGCATAGCTAAAGTTGTAATTACCAACCATGGGAACATTCCACCATGATGTACCAGCCTCCCAATCAATATCTTCTGCAATAAAGGGCAGCATCGCCTTACGCATTTCAATATAATCATCGTCACTTTTGATGAAGGGATTTTTTGAATCTATATCTTTTGCCAT